GGTGCTGCACAGCAGCACGGCGGTGGCAGCGGTGGCAATGTCCAGTCAGGACGATCTGCAAATCGGCAACTATTACGACAACGTCGCTGGCCGCCGCTTGTCCGCAAACGTACACATGGCAGCATTCCTGCCGCGTGGTTTGGGTGGTTCCGAGGTGGCCGCACTCTCCCGCAACCCGTGGCAGCTATTCCGCCCTGTCCAGCGCCGCGTGTATTTCGACATGGGTGCGGGTGGTGGCGCGACAACCAGCGTTAACGCCGACCTGGGCGCAGACTACACGATTCGCTCAACGGTCCAGTCGGACGGCTCTGGGGCATACGCTATTCGTGCGGCAGTCGCTGCTGATGCTTCGTCTGATTACGGCATCCGTGGCGTCGTTTCGGCTGATGCTTCGTCTGATTACGGCATCCGTGGCGTCGTTTCGGCTGATGCCGCTGTCTCCTATGTCGTTCGCGCACCGGCGCTAGCTGACCTTCCTTCTGTGTACATTGTGCGCGGCGCAGCGCAAGCAGATGCAGCATCGACGTTCACTGTGCGCGGCGTTGCCGCCTCCGACGCAGCATCGACGTTCACTGTGCGCGGCACAACGCAGTCTGACGCTGCATCGACGTACATTGTGCGCGGGGGCGCATCGGCCGACGCGACTGCTGCCTATGTTCTGCGAGGGAGCGCCGCCTCCGACGCGACTGCCGCATACCTGCTACGCGGCTCTGCCTCGTCTGACCTGAGCGCGTCTTACGACATTCAGACCGCAAGCGGAGTGTCGTCGTCTGTATCCGCCAGCTACGTCGTGCGCGGCGCTGCGCAGTCAGATGCGGCAGCCGCCTACGACCTGCGCAAGTCGGTAGGTGCCAGCAGCGAGCACGCATTCATGGTTCGCGGGTTGGTGTCGAGTGACCTGGGATCAGCATACGAAGTGCAGGCCGCGCTGATGCCTGTCTATGCGGACATCGCCGCCAGCTACTCCATTGAAGGGCCAGTGTTTGGCGGTGGCCTCTCTCCGGCCGACATCGCGGCGATCCGCGCAGCAGTCCGATCCGAGCTGTCTGCCGAGCTGACCGCCGTCATTCAGATCCAGACCAAGGTGGACGCTGCACTTTGACCCGCATAGGGCTACGCGCAACCACAACGACAACGAACGCTGAGCACAGCGAACAAGGCAGGACCATGCAAGACACAGCAGCACACCACACAGCCGAGGCCATTGTTGCCAGCGCGGCCAGCAAAGGAATGTACACCGGGGCGGGCATTACGCTAGGTGGATGGTGGACGAGTAACGAGTTCCTCGGCTTGACTGGCTTGCTGATCGCCTTGCTGGGCTTCGCCGTCAATTGGGTCTACAAGCACCGGCTTACCTCTGTTGAGATTCGCGCCATTGAGGCCAAAGAGGCACGCGAGGCAGAAGAGCATCGTTTGATGTGTGAGCGCCACATGCGTGAGGCTGACGAACACAGGGCCCGGATGGGCCTATACGAGTGAAGGATCCGACATGTACGTCTTCGTGATGTGGCCTTACCTGTGGTGGCGGGTGCTGTATGGCTAACGCCAGAATCATCGTAGCCTCGCTGACCCTGAGCGCGTCGGCCCTGATTGGCCTGGCCGTGAGCGAGGGGTACACCGAACGCGCCGTGGTGCCAACCAAGAACGACAGGCCCACGCACGGATTCGGCAGCACCTTCAATGCAGACGGCACTCCCGTGAAGATGGGCGACAAGACAGATCCGGTGCGCGCCCTCATCACCCTGCAGGCGCACGTCAGCAAAGAGGAGGAGAGACTTCGAGCATGCATTGGCGACACGCCGCTGCATCAGTATGAGTATGACGCTGTAGTTTCATGGGCATACAACGTAGGATCAGGTGCTGCATGCAGTTCAACGCTCATGCGAAAGTTGAGGGCACGAGACTACTCAGGCGTATGTGATGAATTGCTTAAGTGGCGATTCGCATCTGGGCGTGAGTTGCGCGGCCTAGCTATTAGGCGAGCGGAAGAGAGGCGCCTATGCCTTGGGCTTAGCGCGTCTGGCAATAACGCGAAGCGGGGCCAGCAATAAATGCCCACGCTTTCCTATCGTGTACCTATGGTGCATCGCCTTGTATGGAATGCCGTACAAGTCGCCCCACTCCTTAAGGGTTCTCGCCTGACCATTGAACTCATAAATAATGCTTGTTCTACGGTTCTTCACTTGTTCAGACTGTGTTGCCCACTTGCAGTTTTCCGGGGAGTATCCAGCATTGTTGTCTATGCGCTCAATAGACATAGATCTAGGCGACATTCCCATATCGGACAGGAAGTTATCAAACGACTTCCATCGGTCACATACGGATATCCCTCTGCCTCCGTAGTGAGGGAATGCGGGGTCGCTAGGGTTCTCGCACCGCTGCCTCATGCCAACCCAGGTGTTGTGAGTCTTTGTATGGGAGAGGCCGTGCCTAACTCTTGGCCCCTCTGCGCGCAAGCATCCGCACGATTTTGTTCTTCCGCACCTAAGGTTAGCTCCATCACAAATAACAACGGCACCGCATTCGCATGACAGTTTCCATAGCGCCCCGCCGCCATGCCTACTTCCGGCGTACTCAATTGCAGTTAGGCGGCCAAATTTCTTGCCAGTTAGATCAATCATGCTCATTGTGTAACAGTACACATTTGTGTGTGATCAGTCAACCAAATAAAGCGAGACACGCCAAATGCCTATCCGCCCAATCCTGATGCTGGTGCCCGCCCTTGTGGTGGGGTTGCTGGTGTGGTTCTTTCAAGAGTCCCGCCTCGGCGCCCAGCTGGCAGAAGTGCGTCTTGAGTCGTCGCAGTACCGGGCCGAAGTTCTGGCCGAGAAAGCATCTGCCGCCGAGCGGGTGCGCAAAGTCGAAGGAGACTGGAATGCCAAGTACCAAGCGGCCCTCAATGCTGGGCGTGACCGTGAACGTGTTCTACGTGCTGATCTTGTTGCCGTTCGTGATGCAGCTGCAAGCGTGCGGACACAAGCCGCAGAAGCAGCCCGCAGACTTGCCCAAGCTCCCGCTCCCGCCGTCCTTGACTACGCCAACACCCTCGGAGACGTATTCGCTGAGTGCGCAGCGCGATATGGAGAAGTGGCGCAAGCGGCTGATGGACACGCCAGCGATGCGCGAACCCTCATCGAAGCCTGGCCGGTGAATCAGGAGTAGCCCATGCACCCCGACGACCTCACCGGCGAGCAGTTGCGCCACGCAGCAGCCCTTGCCGATGGGGCTGTCGATGTGGATGCATTCGACCCGTGGCAACTCTTTCTCAGGGTGGCCGATGTGATGGAGAGATGGGGGCCGGTCTACGTGGTCCACGTCAGGATGCCTCAGAAGGTGGGCGGCGTTACCAACTGGATGCCGGGGCGCGGCGTTGATCCACTGGAAGCCTGCCTACGGGCATTCCTCAAGAGTCGCCGGTGACGAATTCCGGCCCCGCCATTTCGCTGCGGGCGCTCGACATGGTGCGTCAATTGTCGCGTGACTGGTGGATTGTCAGGGAGTCGAACCCCGTATCACCCTAGGGCGGCCAGATTTACAGTCTGGTGCAGTCGCCAATGCTGCTCACAATCCATCACAACTGCGCCCGTTTACTACCCGTTGCCCCAGATTGCGACTCTAGGCTTACTTGGGCAATGTCACAAATTGCGGTATGTGACGAGCGGGCGCATGTGTGATGGCGCACGGCGGCTTGGAGCCCCAGACCCGACGCATTGCTGCGCTTGACCGTGCGGGGTGATTGTAGCCAACGCATCGCCATTTGTGGGGCTAAAATCATGTCTGCATTCAGGCTTTCGCCCCGATGGAATCTGATGCAAATTCCCGATTCATTGCAGACGTGATCGGGGTTTTGGGCCGATGGCTATTGGTTTCTGTGCTCGGATTCAAAATCCGGTCCCGCAAGGGGTGCCGGTTCGATTCCGGCCCGGGGCACCACTTCAGAATCAACGACTTGCGCTTGATTCGCAGAAGTGGCTTTCACACCATGTCTGCATCCGTGTCTGCACCATGTCTGCGTCAGCGCACGGCCTTGAGCTTCACGCCGCCCGTTACATAGTGCT